GCCATGTGCCTTGCTTGCATTGCTTGGATTGACTTCATCAGACTCAGACTTGTCCAACAAGGTGTTGTCAGACCTATTGAGCCTGATCAACAACCAGATCAAGTAGGAAGAACAGTCCACAACTATTTGCAAAGGATTGGCATTCATGCCCAAAGATGAAATCAGACAATGGATCAAGTCTTACATCATTCCTATTAAAGGTGGAATGGCTGAGAAACAAAAATACAAGAGCCATAGACTAACCATTTACACGATTGCTAGACATTTGGATATTCACCCTGCTAACTTGTACAACATGGTACATGAGAAGAGAAAGATCAATCCCTATCAACAAAAGTTGTTGACTAGGTTCATTGAGGAATACGATCTTGGATATTGGGAAATTTATCTTGTAAAAGGTGTTAAAAAGCTCAGAAAAGCTGAGAATCCCATGCCACAACGAAAATTTAGTCTTAATTTGGGTCAAATGACCTTAAATACCCCAAAACAGACCCATATAGACAAAATGCCCTCAAAACTCTGGAGAAACTAATGACAATCAAGAAAGAATACCTATGTTTAGCTCATGGCAAGTTTGAAAGTGCCAAAGCTGTCTGTCCCAAGGGCTGTACAACAGTGGAGAGGAGGTTTTACACTCCTACAAGCATCAAAACCACTGAGAGAACTGCAAATATAGACAAAACACTTGAAATGCTTGCCTCTGATTACAAATTGACTGATATTAACAACCAAAATGGAACTTCAGCAGTAAAAAGACCTGATCCTAAACAAGTTGAGGGTGTAAACCAATATCAGCAAATGATGAAGGAAAGATTTGGCAATGGATGGGGTACTGTACCAAGTGGAGGCACTTATCAAGTAGGAAAAGGTGTTGTAGGTGGCTCTAATAGTGGTGGAGCTCTTGGTGCTCTTTCCAAATTGGGTGCTCAAGGTGATAATGCACTTGTTGGTGTCAGAGATGCGTTTGTTCCACTATCGCAGAAGATGACTGTTCACGCAAAAGATGATTCAAGGATTCCATAATGATTATTCCTAGTAACGCAGATCAAAGAGAATACCTGTACGCAGACTTGGTTGAGAAATGCCTCATATCAAGACAGGAGAGGATTGACCAGTACAACACACTGAGATCGTACTTCTTGTTTGGGAGTTCGCCTGAGAGCCAACCAGCGAGTTTTAACAAGATATTCCCACACATAGATACGCTGAGCTCCTTTATGTTTGCCGCAGACACCACTAGGTTTTCAATCATCCTTGGTGCTGGTGTGAAAGCCGAGACTGAGCACAAGAAGACTGCTCCCTTAATTCGCAGACTCAATGACAAATGGTCTGACAGCAATGCAGACATTAACTTTGGTCAAGCAGTCACTTGGAGTTTGGTCTACAACTCCATGTTTATTAAACTCATTCAACGAGGCAGAGAAACTACTCCTTACCTTGTTGACCCATCATCTTTTGGAGTGCTGAGGGAAGACCAGACTCAACTTGATAAGCAAGAAGCGTTTGTACACACTTACTTTACAACCAAGGCTCAGCTTGAGCGAGACTTAAAAGATCACAATCACAAAGACACTATTCTTGATAGAGTCAGTGCTGTCAAACAAGAGACAGTAAACATGAGTGCTGGTGTTCAGAGAATTATTACGAATCAATTTGCTGGTGCAAGTTTAAGCCAAAATATGCAAGGCAACGCATCTCCACCTTTGAGATCAACTTTAATGTATAGACCCAAGGTTGCTGAAGAAGTTATTGAAATGCAAGAGCTTTATGTCTGGAATGATGAAGTCAATGATTACCAGATTGTCACAATGGCAAGTGGTGGAGTTTGTATTTATGACAGACCTAACTTTTTCTATCATGGTGAACATCCTTTTATTCACGTTAACCCTAACCCTGCTCCTGATTATTTTTGGGGATATTCTGAGGTTGAGAGGTTGATGAGACTTCAAGACATGAGAAGTCACAGAATGGATCAGATTAGTAATTTGTTAGATAGAGCAGTTGATCCTCCTACAGCTTTGACAGGTTGGATGGGATTAGTGGATGAGAAAAACTTTGCCTTGTCTAAGGTTGGAGGAGTGTTGGCATCCAATGAGATGGGAGCAAAAGTTGAGCAATTTAGACCACAAGTTCCACAAGACACATTTGCAGAAATCAAAGAGATTGACCATATGTTCTCAGAAATGTCTGGAATCTCCAACGTACTCTCAGGCAGAGGAGAAACAGGAGTTAGGTCTAAGGGTCATGCCTCAGAGCTTGCAAGACTTGGTTCATCAAGACCCAAGAAAAGGGCTTTGGTTATTGAGGACTCCTTGGAAGTATTGGCTACCAAGTATGTAAAACTTGACCAACAACACAACCCTGATCCACTTAGATTAGAAGATGGAATGGAATTTATCTCTGAGCAATTTACCAAAGACTTTATGGTCAAGGTTGATGCTCATTCATCAAGCCCAGTATTTATGGAAGATTTGAAGTCTGATGCAATGGAACTCTTTAAAGCTAAGGCTATTAACAGAGCCATGTTGGTAAAAATGATACACCCTCCAATGGAGCAAGAAATTCTTCAAGAGTTAAAGATTATGGAGAAGAAAGAAGAAGAAATGGCAAAGATGCAAGCCCAGCAACAAGGGGGTTGACAAATCTTTTGGATTAGGTATATTAATAACTACAGTGGGAAGGTGAAACGAAACAGCCTTGGAATTGTTTCGGTGCATTAATGGACAAGGAAACCCTGCCATGCGTAAAGCTAAACGTGGTCGTAAAAGCAAGCGTTAATTCGTTTGTAGGCTAAAATTCACCCTTCCCTCAACTATTTAGGAGTCATTTAAAATGGCAAAACGTAAAGGACGCAAAGGTCGTAAGTAATTCTTATGGCTGATTGCAGAGGCTGTTCATTCAGCCTCTTTTGATTGGAATTAGGGGCTAATCAAAAGGGGTACTATGTACGATTCATATGGTGGACTTAGCGTAAACATTGAGGGCAGAAAGCCCTCTTTTTCCGTTGTTGCTAACAATATTAGCCTTGCCGCCACAGCTACTGATTACTTTGCACTTACTAATCCAGTTGGTAGCAACAAGATTTTAAGAGTTACGTTTGTAAGAAGCGTAAGCACATCTACTACAAGCAACACACCTAATGTTTATTTTTACAAAAGGACTGTTGCTAATACTGGTGGAACAACAGCAGGTTTGACTCCTACTTATTACGATACAAACAATCCTACAGTCTCAGGTACTGCTGTAACGTATTCAGCAAATCCATCAGCTTTGGGTACTGGCACATTAGTTTATGCTTCACACGCATTTTCTTCGAGTGCAACAACAAACATTTCTCCAGTTGAGTTGACGTTTGGACAAAGACCATCACAGGCTTTGGTGCTGAGGCCGGGCGAGCTCTTCTCAGCCAACTTTAATGGACAGACAGTTCCAACAGGTTTTGTGACCTTCTTGGTTGTAGAATGGACTGAAGAAATTTTAAGTTTTACTTGACTTGGGAAACTTTTTGATGTATTTTTCACTTAATTAAGGAAACACGCAACATGGCCGCAACCCCACTCTCGCCCTCAAAAATCGGTGCTTTAACCTATCCTCCTATGGCATCTACCACTGACACTGGTATTACTGCTACAGCTAGTGGTACTCAAGCTAATGCTGTTTTGTTAACTGCTCAGTTCAACAAAGTAGCTACAGTTGCAACTAATGCTGATTCTGTAAAACTTCCTCAAATTAGTGCTGTTCCTAATACACTTGGTTGTATTGGTTCATCAGTAATTGTTAGAAATGCTGGAGCATCAACTCTTCAAGTTTTTGGTTCTGGTACAGATACTATTAACGATGTGGCAACAGCAACTGGTGTCGCAGTAGCAACACTTAAAACTGCTGTTTTTATTTGTCATAGTTGGAATGGTACAACTGGCAACTGGTACATGGTACTTTCAGCATGACCCCAGATTTAATGAACATTGTTGGTGGTGGCAATAAGGGTGAACAAGCTCCTAATGCTATTTCATCTCAATCTCAAGGAAACACACCTCCTGTAACTGCTCCTATGTCTACACCTCAACCAGCAGAGGGTACAGAGCAGTCAGCCATGATTAACATTAATATGGCTATGGATTTGTTGGAAGCTAGTCTTGCTTCTTTTGGTTCAGAGTCTGAAGAAGGACAAACCCTTCTTAATACATTATCATCTTTGTCTCGCAAGTTTGGTGCTTCTAAAAAGAAAGCAGAAGGACTTGTCCCAGCAGAGATCATGCAACTCATGCAGACCCTTCCTCAAGCAGGTGGTGGCTCTCCAGAGTCAAGAGCTATGAATGCTCCTGCCACACCACCATCACCACAACCTCCACAACCAATGTAAGGAAACATCATGTCTTCTAAATATTTAGAGCCATCACAAAAAGGTATGCGTCAACCTCTTGACACCAAGAAAGAAAATGGTCTTGTTGTCAACCCACCAAGAATGAATCAATTTGGTGGCATGGACAAGATTAAAGAACCTTATGGTGCTTTCAAAAATAACATGACCATTGCCAAAGTTGGCAAATCAGTTAAGTAATTGTTTTTAACAGGGGAAACAAATTATGTCACTCGAAAATTATTCAGTAGAACAAATCCAAGAACTTGCTTCTTTGGCTGTTGGTTTGTCCAACAATCCTAGAACAAGGGAAACCTTTTTGCGTTTGAGCAAAGCTCATGCACCAGATACCTCGATTCCTGAGATTGATCTTAAAGATCAGACTCGTGCAATGGTTAAACCTTTAATGGACAAAATTCAAGGTTTAGAGAACCAGATGCGTTACAAGAAAGTAGAAGATTCTGTGCTGAACAAAAGAAATGAGCTTTATGAACAAGGCTACAAAAAAGATGACATAGTTGCGATTGAAAATATTATGAAAGAGAAGCAAATTCCCTCTCACGATACGGCCGCAGACTTCTACAGGATGCAAAAACAAACAGCAACTCCTACACCTCACACCATGACTCCTATCAGCTTGCCAACCAATGCGTTAGACAAGATTAGGAGTGGTGGTCAAGCGAACCTTAATCAATGGGCTCGTGGTGAAGGATACTCAGCGATCAATGATGTAAAAACAGGAAAAGTTCACGTTTAATGTTTTCGAAACCCACTCTTGTAGACTGTGAGGTGGGTTCTTATGTACAGGGGCATAGGGAAATAAACTTCACAGTCGTATTTTTTGGAGATTAAATCATGGCAGTTTTGGGTTCAGGTATTATCCCCTCAGGCAGTATTGCTAACGAGTTAACTTACGTTACTCGTAGAGCATTCGTTCCTAAACTTGTGGTGCAGTTGTACAACAGCACTCCCCTCTTGGCCGCACTGATTGGGAACAGTCAAAGTGCAGTTGGTGGTGTGAGCTCTGTCTCTGTCCCAGTTCAAGGTGCTTCATTCGTTAATGGTCAATGGTCTGACTACTCTGGTGCTTTTAGCCAACCAGCAGTACAGCAAGGTGCATACCTTTCTGAGTTCAACCTTAAGTTGATGATTACACCTATCCCATTCTTGGGTATGGAAGGTATTGTTCAGCTTGACCACTCAGTCATTCCTTTGATTGAAGCTCGTATGAACGATGCTACAAACGTGACAATGGACTTAATGTCCACAGCACTGTACAACAACTATACAAACCAACAGCAGTTTATTGGCTTGCCCGGTGCAATTGATGATGGTACAAACCTTGTCACATACGGAAACATTTCCAGAACTGCTAACACATGGTGGAAATCCAAGGTTTACAGTGCAGGCTCTGTTAACCCAACTCGACAAAACGTGTTGCAATACATTTCTGGTACTGTTAAAAATGGTGCAGAACTTCCAACATTCGCAGTTTGTGGATTTGGTACATGGACACTGTTAGCACAAGACTTTGTGGGTCAAGAGACTTACATGATTGATGCAAACAAGCCAAGTGGGTTTGCGTTTGATTCAAACGGCCCATCGACAGCGTTTAGAGCTCTGATGGTTGCTGGTATTCCAGTATTCCCAGACCCATATTGTCCAGAAGGTGTAATGTATTTTGTTAACTCAAACTACGCTAACCTTTACATTCACGAACAAGCATCTTTTGCTTTCACTGGCTTTGAATCTACATTGTCTAACTGGCAATTAGGTTACGTTGGAGCTTTGGTGAATGTTGCTGAACTTGTAGTCACCAAGCCTAAAGCTATGACTCGTGTGAGTGGTTTCAACAGCTTGACCATCTAAGGAGTAAATTAAAATGGGTATCAATATTCTCGGAGCAGGTGTTCGTTCATCTGCATTCACTTCAGTGCCAATCACCCTCCATAGTGGTGGCACATATCCTATCCCTTCTGGTCAGTACCTGATCAACTTAGGTTTGTACACTTGTGTGCAATCCTTTGACTCAGTGACTCAGACTTGGAGACCTATGCAGACTCCAACCAACTCTGACACTTTGCTTGTTTCAAGCGATGGTTTTAACTATCGTGTACAAAACATTACTGGTACAGCAGTTGGTGCATACATTACCAATGGTGGCTCAAGCTATCCAAATGGTATTTATCCTGCAACAACAACTACGTCTAGCCAGACCAATTATGTGATTGCTACTGCAAGTGCCGCAGGTGCTCAATCATCCTTAGTTGGTTCTATTGCCAAGTACAACGTCATTGTTGGTGGGTCTATTTCTTCAACAGTGACTGTTACAACTGGTGGTACTGGTTACACAAGACCTCCAACATTGTTGTTTAGCGATCCTCCTGCTGGTGGTGTTCGTGCTTCTGGTTATGTATCAGTCTTAACAACTGGTGCATTGACTACAATAGTAGTTACTAACCAAGGTGCTGGATACACAACTGCTCCTACAGTAACTGTTGTTCCACATCCTTTGGACACAACTGCTACTGGTGCAGTGTTGACAGCTACAGTTGATACAACTAACTATTCTGGTCGTATTACAGCTTTGACATTGGCAGAGGGTGGCTCAGCGTATGCCGCAGTCCCCACCATTGCTTTTTCAGCATCTGCTGGCTCAAGTGGTGCGGCCACTGCTGTGATGTGTATGTCTGGAACTGCTATTAGCTCAGTCTCTGGTGGCTCTGTCAACTTGACTGACAATACAGGTGCATTCACTATTCAATCACAAGTGATAGCAACGAGCAAAACAACTGCTCCTGTTAACCCAGCAATAGAAGCTGGACTGTTTACACCAAGACCCGGCTACGGAACGATCACAACTTCCTCTGGTGTTGCTTCTGCAATGACCATTGTAGATGGTGGTCTCCATGAGCTTGTTGGAGCTACAACTACGTTAACTCGTATTGTTCCAGCATTCCAGTGGACAACAGCCGCACCAACTAGCTCGCCCACAGGCACTCTTGCTTTGGGTGGCAACATTGATACGATACTGCTAACACCACTCTAAACTTTCAACAACAGGGGAACATAGATGATTTTTGTCCGAAATAACAGTGGGCTTGATTTCGCTGACAGATATGATGGGGTGGATTACGATTTTCCAGATGGAAAGCTAATAGGCTGTCCAGTGGAGGCGGCCACCCACATCTTTGGATATGGTTTAGAGGATAAGACTGCAAACATGATTCGCCTTGGGTGGGCGGCCAACTCTGGGGGGATTAAACAAGCCTTTGAGAGATTGGACAAGTTTGAGTTTTTGCAAGGAAAAATGATGGTGCAAGAAGCACTCGAAGAGCCCCCTGTGGTGAACCCTGTCGAGGAAGAAGTGGTAGCGAACCTGCCATCTGAGCCTCGACAGGAAGTAGCCTTGCAACCACCAGCAAATAATCTCCTGTCTAAGATGGCATCAATGGCAGGCTAAAGTGAGACTAAAGTATGCCTTTGTTGTCAGATTATCGTTTGGAGTGTCGAAGACTTCTGCATGATGCCAATGGAAATTTTTGGACTGATGCAGAATTAAATACGTTTGTAAACGATGGCAGAAAGAGGGTGGCGGCAGACACCAAGTGTCTTAGAGCCTTAGTTACAGTAAGTCTGACAACCAATCAAGAGACATACCCTATTGTTACTGCCCTATCTACCTATGGTGCTAGGGCTATTGATGTTTTAAACATTACAGTGATCTGGGGACAGACACGCATACCTTTGCTACAAATGGCTTGGACAGAGTTTAATGCCAAGATGAGGACATGGGTATCAAATCAATCTAGACCTGCTGTAATGAGTCGTATGGGTACTTCTACAGGCACTATATACATCCAACCTTTACCTGATCAAACTTATTCATCTGAATGGGATATTTGTTATATTCCTGTTGATTTGGTTGATGACACCACTGTGGATGAGATTGCTTATCCATTTAGCACTGCTGTTGCTTATTATGCTTGTTACAAGGCAAAGGAAAAAGAGCAGAGTTATGGAGAATCTGATGTTTTCCACAAGTCTTATAGAGAAAGAGCAGTTGATGCTATAAACCAAGTCTATACACGTTTGATGCCTAACCCATATAACTAATATGCCAAGCATCCCAAAAGAACGAGGTGAGGACAGGAAAGAGCACAAAGTCTTCAGAGATTTTGGGGGAATTAACACTCAACCTGCTAGACAAGCTATTAAAGACACAGAGTTCTATTGGCTTGAGAATATTATGCCTATTGGTTTTGCCAATGCAAAGGTAGTTCCTGCACAAACAAGCACATTAGCAACTCATTCTGGAACAGGATATTACTACAAAGCCTACAATATTAATGGCATTTCTTACATATTTGTAGCAGTAACAAGTGGTGCTTGTTATCAAGTATTAGCATCAAGCCCATATACAATTACTACGATTGCTGGAGCAAGCACGTTTTCTGGCACATCTACTCAAATAGCTCAATGGAAAAATGACAGGATTTTAATCATTGATTCAAATGCCAATGGTTATAGAGGATGGGATGGAGCTACTTTAACTACTTTGTCAGGTACTACATCAGCTCCTGCTGGTGGTACTTGTATTTCTACTTTCTCAGGTAGGGTCTGGATTTCTAGTGGCAGGACTTTGTACTACTCTGCCCCAGCTTCTTACACAGACTTTACAGGAGCTAGTGCTGGTGGCAATACTATTATTACTGACGAAACATTAAGCTCAAACATTAATCAGCTTTTGTCTGCTAACAACTTTTTGTATTTTTTTGGTGATGATTCTATTAACGTCATTGCTGATGTTAGGGTATCAGGATCAAGCACCATTTATTCAAATACTAATTTAACTGCTTCTATTGGATCAAACTATCCATACTCAACTTATGCCTATTACAGGGCTATTTGGTTTGCTAATAAGTCTGGTATTTACTCTATGTATGGTGCTACACCAAAGAAGGTATCAGATGAATTGGATGGTATTTTTACTTTAATTGACTTTACTAAGCCATTTAGTGCAGGTTCTTGCTATATCTACAACATTTTATGTATGGCATTTTCTTTTACATACAATGATCCTAGTTTAGGTGCTAGACCCATTTTGGCAGTTTATTTTAGTAAAAAATGGTTTATTTCTACCCAAGGCTCTACTTTAAAGTTTGTATGGACTAACAATATATCTGGTGTTGATTTTCTTTATGGTTCTGATGGCACAAATATTTACCAATGTTTTGGCAATACAACAGGTACAGTATCTTGGAAAATGATTACTAAGCTCTACGATGATGGTGTTCCATACCAAGATAAGCAAGTATTAAAATTTGGTTTAGAGGTAGTTTTACCAGCTTCTGTGTCATCTTTGTCTGCTACGATAGATTCAGAAAGGCAGACTCAAGCATACACTTTAGCTTCAACTTCATTAGCAACATGGATTAATAATTCTGGAGCTACAGTGCTTTGGCAGAACAACTCCTCAGCTATTGTGAATTGGTTAGCAGGAGGATACACTTGGTTTAGACAAGATGTATCTATGGTAGGTCATTATTATGGTGTAACAATTACATCATCAACACCAGCATTTCTCATTGAAGGAATGATGTGGCAAACAGAAAAACGTTCTTTGTGGGGATCATAAAATGTCAGGTACAGCTCAAATTACACCAACAAATACCTTTGGTACGCAAACAGGTACGATTGCATTGTCTTTGCTTGACACAAACTTCACGCAAATTACAACTTTTTTAAACAATCCTAACAACTATAGTAATTATCTTGTTGACTCAGGAACAGCAAATACTTATGTAGTAACTTTTCCTACAGGTGTAGTTCCAGCTTCATACATAGCAGGGTTAATGATTGTTGTTAAGATTACAAATGCCAATACTGGTGCTTCTACTTTAAACGTCAACAGTTTAGGTGCTAAGAACATATATAACCCTAATTTGACCAACCTGTCTGCCAATGCTTTATTAGCTAATATGTTGGCTACATTGTTTTATGATGGCACTCAATTTATCCTTGTTAGCACTTCAGCACTTAACAACCCTGTTATTACTAACTATGTAGAAACCCTATATGCCATAGGTAACAGTTCTACAGCAGTAACGATTGCTCTGACAAATGGTACTGTGCAAACAGTGACTATGACAGGTAACTGTACATTTACTATGCCAACTGCTACAGCAGGCAAGTCATTTATTTTGATTGTGAGTACAGGTGCAGGATCATTTACAGGCACATTTACAAGTGTTAAGTGGCCTAATAATTCAGCACCAACCATAACTACTACTGCAAGTAGGTGGGACATATTGTCATTTTTTAGTGATGGCACTAATTGGTATGGTGCTTCTGCACAGGCTTACGCATAATGTTTGCTAGTAAAGATTTATTTCAAACTGCTCCTAGTGGCTACACAATTAGCCGTAGTGTGCGTCTGCGCTCGTCTGCGTCTGCTTATTTTAATAGGACGCCTGCAAGTGCGGCAACTGACGGAAAAAAGTTTACTTGGAGTGGTTGGGTTAAGCGTGGCACTTTAACTTCACTACAAGTCGTGTTGTCAGCAGATGCTGGCGCAAGTACGGCACAGGTTTTATATTTTTCTGCCGCAGACACCCTGATATTTGCAACGGGGGCAACACAACACAAAGCAACAACGGCTGTTTTTCGTGACCCATCT